TGGTAGTTGCGGTGTTGGCAGCAGTCGTTGCTGAGTTAGCAGTCGACAACGCTGTTGAAGCTGTTGAAGAGGCGGTGTTAGCCGTACTGACAGCAGCAGAAGCATTGCTTGATGCTGTGTTGGCAGTGTTAACAGCAGCTGTGGCGTTGCTGCTGGCAGTGTTGGCAGTACTGACGGCTGCAGAAGCGTTTGAACTTGCAGTGTTTGCTGTAGCAATTGCAGTTGCAGCATCAGCAGCTGCAGCATTAGCGGTAGTTACTGCTCCATTGGCAGTTGAAATGGCTGTCGAAGCGTTGGTAGCTGCTGAATTGGCCGTAGTTACAGCAGCACTAGCATTAGTAGATGCAGTGTTGGCTGTGGTAACAGCACCATTGGCAGCTGAGGAGGCAGCGTTAGCTGTACTAACAGCAGAGTTAGCGGAGGTAACAGCGTTAGCGGCGGTAGCGTTAGCAGAGTTCGCAGTGGACAGAGCCGTAGCTGAGTCTGCAAGAGCAGTGTTGGCCGTGCTCAGAGCTGAAGATGCGGTGGATGAAGCCGTGTTTGCAGTAATGACAGCAGAACTTGCATTTGAAGATGCGTTGTTAGCTGTGGTAACAGCTGCACTTGCGTTGGAAGCAGCAGTATTAGCAGTGGAGACAGCTGCAGAGGCATTTGTACTAGCTGTATTAGCGGTGCTTACAGCTGTTGCAGAGTTGGTTAGCGCAGTATTTGCTGTCGAGGTGGCAGAAGCTGCAGCATTCTCTGTCTCTTGCGAAATGTACAGGGTTTGCAAGAAGTTCTCATTGAGGTCTTGAGAACGGATGGCAGAACCTGGATAGAAGGTAGTCTTGGTAGCAGCAGTATCGGTGACACGAAAAATTCTAATAGCAGCCCCATTGGGTGGAGCTGTATTAAAAGAGATCGTAGTAGCGTTGGCAAAGGTGTATGCAGTTGTAAGAGTACCGTTCAAGCTGACCTTGACTTCGGTCTCCTCTAAATATGGGAAAGTAAAAGAATACAGGGAAAGAGAGCCATTCCCTGTATAAGTATTCTGAGTTACAGCCATTTACGCCTATTTGTTGGTGTTAGACAGCAGGTTGCTTACAGCATTTAGATCGCCTGCCTGTTGGCGGTTAGCCCGCACTTGCTTACGTTGGCCAGTAATCACAAGATCAGGGTATGCATTACGCATCTTGATCTCAGCAACGTCTTTTGCATAGTCAAAGATCCTCTCGATCTCGTTGTACAAAAGACTCTTTTTGATGGGGGTATTATTGGGATCAGTCGGAGTCTGACCAGGAATACCCTTGTTCCTTAGACGCTGGTAGTATTTAATCTCTTCCTGCATCTGAGGTTTTTTGAACAAGGCTGCAAGCTGCTGCTCAATGTTCTGCTCTCCTATGTAGGATTGCATGATTGAACGCTGTTCAGCATTGAGCTTGTTGCCATAGCGATCCGTCGACAAGGTGTAGTTAAGGTCGAAACCTGTGTTCCTCAGGGTGCGACGGGTCTCCGAGTCAGTCGACGTGATCTGAATAGGACTGATGCTGTTGAGCATCCGTGTCGGGAAGTCGTAATCACGGAGGGTCTCGCCACTCAGAACATCACGCTTGACGGGGAGAGTGCCTCGTGCAATGGGGTTACGGTTCCTAATGGTGCTCCAGATATCTTTCTCAACTTCACGCATGCCAGGATTGAGGACGTTGGCAATCTCGTTCCTGAGGCTGGCAAAGGGAACATGGTTGTTGATCATGTTGGCGACCCAGACCTGATTGCGATTCACATCAAGGCTGAGTACTTCCATCAAATCACCAAGACCACTCAAGAAGGACTTGTTAGTCACGTTCTGAGCAATCAAAAACGAAGCCTTCTGAAGTTGGTTCTCAGTCCAACTTTCACCAAGGTTCTGTACGTTGTCGCCAATGTCAGCAACCAAAGCCAAGAATGAGGCAAAGGGCTCAAGGCCGTCATAGTTGATGAACTTGTCACCAACTTTGATCGAGCGGGGACGCCATCCAGCTTGAATCCAAGCGTTGCGTAGCTCAGTATCTGCAGGACCGTTGCCAGTAAGACGACCGCTGGTATAGAGGCCACCTGCAGCTGCCACAGTCATATAGCCAGTAGCGATTCGACCACGCATCAACGCTTTGGCCTCCATGAGCTTCTCAGGAGAGGTGATGCCATAGCGCATAACCTGAGTAAGGTCATCAGGCTGAGCGCTCATTACATGACGCACCTCGTCGTTGAAGGTTGCAAGTAGAGGGGTGTGCTTAGCCACAACACCCATGGCGTTAACACCGGTCTTCATAAATAGGAAGAACGGACGAAGCATGGGGATCTGAGTCAGGGCACGGTCAATAGCTGCAAGCCTGGGTCCAAGAGGTGTCATCAGCGAGGCTTCATCACCAGCCATGACAGCAAACTTGTTGATGACTTCACCCTGACGGTTGAAGACCAATTCCCTAAGCTCACCTTCATATCGTTTCACCAGATTGCTTGTAAGCTCACCACCAGTTTCATTCCACGCCTTTTCAAATGCCTGAGACTTCAGCTCCATACGACCAACAATGGTCTTGGAGAAAGCGTCAATAGCAGCCATTGCATTGGTCGGATACCGAACCCATGACTGGTTGTTGAAGTCGTGGAGAGCAGAAGTGAACCGATACATCGCCTTCTCAGCAAACGTACCTTCCCGCTCAATCACAGCGCCCATAGCCTTCCAAGGCTGGGTTTCAGTAGGAGGAATGATCCGATTGACTTGGTAAGGAACATCATCGAGATTCCGAACCAGGCTCATATGGGTATTCCTAGCAAGCTTCCAAGCCTCTCCAGCACCTTCAAACATGGCCATGGCCTGGTGCATGCCAAGCTGCATGAGTTTGGAGTCGCCTTGAGAAAGGCCTCCCAGCATCACCTGTAGGGGCCTGAGAGCGACGACAAGGTTGGTACCAGCAAATGCCCTAGCAAGGGTCTTGGGACCGCTGAGGATGCTGTTGTAGAGGGTTGTCTGCAGACCATCAACAAAGGCGGATTTCTTATTCTCGTGCCCAATAAAGCTGGACCAGTTAAAGATCTTGTCTTTGCTATACTTGTAAAGGTTATTGAGGGTGTTTGGGTCACCACCACTCTCAGCAAAGGCTTTCATCATCAGCTCAGCCATCTCTGGATCTTCATCCAGTACCTTGCCAAGACGGTCGATGTAGACACGGATGTTCTCAGATTGGAGTGGGCTAGCAATAGCCTTACCAAACTTGCCAGTCTTTAGCCATTCAAGAGCCGAACCACGGAGATAGGAAGCCTCATGCAGAGCAGTCAGCGACATCTCGTAGTTGGTCAGGAGCCGCTGCCTCAGAATGCCAGTATCAAAGTCTTCAGCAATGGAAAGGGTGCCTGCTGCAAGGTCACGTAAGTACTGACCCTGTGTATTGGCAAGCATTTCGACAGCCTTGTACTCGATATCTCCAAGCGTTCCCTTCATAGAGGGATCCTTGGAGTTCTGAAGGGCCTGAGCAAAGCGAGCTGCATCATCAGGATCCATTGCTGCATCCATCAGATCAACGTACTTAGCAGCAACTAGGTTGCCGACTTTTTCACGGTCGTAACGCAGACCTTTGACATTCTCACCATGCCAGTCCATGCGATCCATTTCTCGCTCAAGATCTCGATAGAGTTTCTTGAGAGCAGGCTCACCACCGCTTAGAGCATTGCGGATACGGGATTCGGTGGCAAGCACCTGACGGCTGCCATACTTCTGGCTGCCATCAATCTCCATGTCATAGAGCTGCTTGAGGTTCTCAAAGTAACCAGTACGAACATTGGCAGCCGTAGGAGCAACACCTTTATCTGGGAGATCAAAGAAGTCGCCATGGGCAAACCGGTTGGGTTCAACCATGTCGGGGTCTTTGGTTGCATAGTCAAGGATCTCCTCCTCTTGAGGTCTGATCCGCTCTTGCTCCAACTTGTCAGCAGTGCTCTTGGCAACAGCTTGAGGGTCAACGTTTTCACCTTTGGCAGCAGCCCTAGCGGCCTTCTTACCTGCCTTGGATGCCAGAGCAAGGTCAATAGCTACACCAAGACCAATGCCCTCCAGCATGTTCTTCAGACGCCGCTCAAGAGCTGAGTCGTCCTTGTCGGTAGTGATGACTGGAGCCCAGGGAATGACCTTTTTGATCTCATCACCAATGGTTTCCCCCTCAGAGAAGGAGCTGGTGAAGTCAGCCATGGCGCCTTTGACAGCACCCCGTGCTACAGCACCACCTTTGGTAGTGGCAGTAGAGGTAAGGAACTGACCAGCCTTGACTGCTGGGGCAATCTTGGAGACCTTAAAGAGATTGCCAACGCCACCTGTACCAGCGGTCAGAAGACCAAATTCAAGAAGACCCCTGGTGATGTTTCCCCAGACTGTTCTGTTCATGGGTTCAGCTTCGTCAGCAACCTGAAGCCAGGTGGGCTTAAACTCCTTTTCCAAGAGCTGGCCAGTGAGGAGGCCCTCAGCGGTACCTCCAACACTTTCCACGGCATCGATACCTGCTCCAACGACCGCAGTGCCTAGTTCCTGAACAACGTTGGGCTGAGGCTTGGCAGCGTTTTCTGCTTGTTGAGCTGACTGTGCTTGCTGTTTTTGATTGGCTGCAGCAGTTGCAGCCTTTTGCTGATCAATTTTCTGTTGCTCTTGTTGGAGCATTTGGTTGGCTTCAGCATCACGCTTAGCCTGCTCATCCTCCAGCTCAAGGAGTCGTGCCTCGTTGCTGTAATAGTTAGGGTTAACAAGAGCCGCACTAGACGGCGTTGAGTAGGTCATTAGTCAACATAGATTTGCTTGGCAATTGCTGACGGATTGCGCTTACCTTTGGTTGTTTCCTGGATGCCCGTAGGACCAGAAAGGTGTTCAATATGAACGTGGGGACCAGTAGAGCGTCCACCACCTCGTGTACCAGGAGTACCGCCAGAGAGTGCAAGCATTTGCTTTGCACCAATGCGGTCACCAGGACGCACATAAACATCAGTCAAGTGGGCTAGTCGTACAACATTGCCGTCTGCTAGTCGTACATCAACAAAGCCGCCGTAGCCGCCATTGCCTTTACTAGGTGACCCAACTTGAATGACTTCCCCAGGCTGTCGCAGACTTAGCTTGGAACCTTGTCCAACACCGTAGTCATTGCCTTCATGGGGATTCTTTCTAAAAGATTCTTGCTCACCAAAGCCACTAGTAAGGGGAAGCTCTCCCAACACCTTGCGACCAATGGTCGACATAAGCTGAGGGTTACGCCACACAGAGCCACCTTGGGCTCCCTTACGAAGCCAGCTGGAAGCCTTAGCTCCATGCATTTTCAGCATATTCTCAACATGGTCAGAAACTGAACCATTGGAATCAGCACTGAAATTGCGACCAGCACTCCGAGCTTGCGAGACGAAAGCAGGAGCTTGTACAGCCTGATACATCGTGGAGAGGGTATCGCCAGGACGGATGCCTGTATCTTTGAGATAACGGACGACAGCATTAGCCATATCCATGTAGTTCATGCCAGGCTTTACGCCATACTTGCGCTGGTTAGCAGGAGAGAATTGAATCCATCCAAGGTATTGACCTCCAGCTCCACCAAAGGTGTCAAGGCCACTACGGTTCTGGCCACTCAATAGCTGGCCAGCAGTCTCGTAGTTGATAAATGTGGCAACAGCTTGTGGATCGACACCAAGCGAATTGGCGATGTACTTCACAGCTTGCTGAGCTGCTCCAGGACCAACAAGGCCAGCACTTGTCAAAGCACGAGAGGTACGTGCCCCTGTGGGCAGGGCAAGAAGGCGCTGAAGTTCTGGGGAAAGGGTTGAGTCAGCCCATTGCTGGGCAAATGGACGCTGACGCTTAAGGTTGAATGAGCTAAGCATCATGTCAGCAACATCATACTCGTTGTAAGGAGTTCCATCCTGTTTTAGCTTTCCCATTCTTTGAAGAACACGGGTATATGCCATAACAGTTGGGGAAAGTCCTCGTGAGGGATCTTGCATCTGTATGGCCTCTCTTTCTGTAAGAAGACCACGTTCTTTAGCTTGAGAAAGAACTGCTATGCCTCCAGTTTCAATTTGCTTGACAGCAGAAGCATTGGCTTTCTGTGCTGCAGTAACACGATTACGTGCAGCAGCTCCACTAGAGAAATCAGGGAACCCAGCTTGCTCACCAAGTTTGCCATTGGTCTTGTAGTTACCACGACCATTAGCAATATCATCTTGAAGAGCCATCGCTGCCTGCGTATACGCTGTGAGCGGATCCATGTTTGGATTAGCCCTCAACAAATCAGCTGCGCGACGATCCAGGTCAGCCTGAGCATGTAGGACGGCAAGCTCAGCAGATGGGGGAAGTACTTTATCGTTGTCTGCTTTGTTGATCAGAGTTGCAATAGCTTTACGTGCGATGCCTTCAAACTTACGCTTTTCAGGATCAACACGCGGAGCATTGAGCTTATCTAGAGCAACAGCATCGTCATAAAATTCCTTCACAATCTCAGGGAGATATCTACCTGTCTGAAGCTCAGCAACAGTTAACCGACGAGAGTCTACAAGTGACTTGAGGGTATTGCGCTGCTCATCTCTAGCTCTTGCCTGAAGAGAGAAATTTTCTTTGTACCGTTTAAATAGCTCTGGCTCGTCAGAGGTTTGGAAAATGCGCTGGTAGTTTTGGAGTAGACTGTCAATTGCTTCGTTGCTTTGAGGGGGGCTATCCATTAAGCCAACCTCAGCTTTTCTCAGCCAGGATTGTTGGTTGACTTGTTCGTCTTCAAGTTGGTCACGAAACGCTTTATTTTCGTTATCACGCACCTTACGTTCGACATCAAACCAATCCTGGAAATACAGGTCTCCATTGGACTTACCTGCCATGAACGAAGGGGAGTCCTTGACTGAACGAACAGTATCTGCAGTGACACCAGAACCATCAGTCCTTTGCAAGCCATAGAGAAGCGTCATTAGCTCCTTCCTGGCTTCACGGGTACCAAGACCAAGCGAGCGTAGTCGTACAAGAGAATTTGTAAAGGCAGTTGGATCACTACCTACAGTCTGAGCAAACTCACTAAAGACTTCATCCTGACCTTGCTGTTGAAGTTCAGTGTTATAAGCTCGCATGTACTCACCCATGGTCTCTGCCTCAGCGCGACGCATCTGATTGAATGCGTATTCGTTGAGAAGAGCAGGGTTCATACCCAAGAGCCCATTCTGCTGCATATAGACTTTTCTCAACTCAGCCAGCGCAGCTGATTTCTGAGCACGGCCCTGGGCTGTAGCAGCAGTAAAAACAGTTCCATCAGCAAGAGCGATCTGAATATCGTCATTGCTGTTGAGTTGGTTGTTGATCCACTCGCGATAGTTGGCTCCCGCTTGCTGAGCCATACCTTTGGCATAGCCGTATTTGCGCCACCCAGAGAGCTGCTGGAAGCGGGAGACAGTCTCCAGGTCTGCACCTTGCTGCTGAGCTACAGCTGCGACACCATCAAGTTGATCGCGGGTCTTAGCAAGCTGTGCTTCTTGTTCTTTGAATGCTTCGATCTGTACTGAAGGCAGTCCATCCTCATACGCCTTACTAAGACCATCGAGCATATCTGCCTCATTCTTTTGCTTACCTATGGTGACCAGAGTGTTGCCAAGAGTCTCTGAAAAATCAGCAAGATAGGTGAGCTGCTGGAGCTTCATATTCTCAAGAGCAGTCTGCCTGAAGGCATTCATGTTTTGCTGCTCTGTCTGCATGTTCTGCCGTAGCAGAGGAGTTACATCCGGGGCTTGAATAGCGTTAAGGCCTTGGCCTTGTGCAAAACCCTGGAACTGCAACTGTGGTTCAACACGTTTCATCAAGAAAGTCGTCCGGGTAAGGAGAACGCAAGGTTGGTATTGTTAGACATGGCACTGGGGAAGGAGAAGTTAGGCTTTGAATTAAAGCTAGATCCACCAGAGCCACCAGATGAAGGCGCCTTAAGTGCTGCGAAGGTGCTAAGTCCAGACATCAGGCTATTACCAATCATCAAAGCAGTATTAAATCCACTAGGAGCCTGAGGCATTGGGACAGCGGATTGGAGAGTAGGAGCGATAGCAACCTGCTGCCAAGCGTTGAGATTTTGGCTGAAGGAGTCGCGAGAAATCTGATCAAGGTTTCTTGCTGATTGAGCCTGAGCACTAGCCAAACTCTCAGCCTGGATAGCCTGGTTGCGACCAAACTGACCAAGGGTGCCAACAAGGTTTGCACGGGCAGCACTCTTGCCATAGCGTTCAGTAGCGTTATTAGCTCCACGAGTTTCAACAAGGTTTTGAAGAGCACCTTGCTGTTGAAAGGCTGCTTGAGCAAACAACTCATTGAGTCGAATTTGCTCGGTTGCATAAGCCCTGTTAGCAGCATCTCGGTTGTAACCGAACTGCTCTTGGACCATGCCAAGCTGCCGTCCAAAGTTCTGCTCAGTCCGCCTGTTGGCGGTCTCAGTCATGGCGTTTTGGAAGGCAGTGTTGTATGCGGCTTGACCAGCAGCCTCATTTTGCTGATTCAAACCACCAAGGATTCCCATGCCAGCCTGTGCTGCACCAAGGATTATTGGAAGGACCATAGTCGTACAAACTCGACAAAATAGAGATTATTTGGACCAAAGGGTATAACCCTTAAAAACTTAAAACCCAAGTGCTTAAGCAGCTTGAGGTGAAGAGTGTTTCGTATGTCTGCACAATTAAAAAGAATGGGATGATGTAAATCATCAAGCCATCGACTAGCTTCTTTACAGAATAGAAGAGGTTTCTCTTTTACTGCTGATGTACAATGCATCCATATACAGCCATCAGCGGAAACACCTGCAAGACCAAGGTCAACACCATCATCCGTAGAAAAGATGGTGGCACCTGTGATGGAAATATCGAGACATAAAGAAAGGACAGGGTTTAGCCCCGCCCCTTCTTGTATCTCACGTCTGTCTGCACTCAGTAGGTTGAGTGCTAAATGTGGTACATCAGCCAGGAATGCTGGCCGAAATACGATCTTAGACACGCTTATAGAATTTGTTGTTGTAACGCCCTTCCCATGTCAAGCCAAGGATGCTCACAGGGAACGGAGTATCCCCCACAATAGTTACGCCAAGGTTCTCATTGCGCTGGTAGACAGGGACAACATGAGTGGCCGTAGCCTGTATGTTGACATTGTTGAGGACGTAGTTATTTGGCTGAGTAACACTTACAGTGTTGTTCCAGCTGGGAATACCTGTGATGTTGATTTGGTAGGTTACAGGACCGCTTAAACCAGTAGCAACATTTAAACGGTGGACAATCAAGTTGGCGGTGTAGTCAGTAGACGACACATCACTGTCAGACTTGGAGATGTAGAACTTGGGAAGCTCAACCTCCATGTTGTACAGGTAGCCAACAATCAGATCACGTCCTCTGTAGTCACCATCAATATCCACGTAATAGGCCCCTGTAGAGCCCTGTACGGTGGGATAAAGTACAGCGCCTACTGACTGACTGGACAGGTCATTGGAGCCTCCTATGAAGCCTCCTAGTGCCATCACAGTGAACGTTTTACCAGTGATGTGATCAAAGGGCAGGTAGACACGAGTGGTGTCGGTACCAGAGGTATACGTCCTGTAGGGGTTGGTATCAAACCAATCCAGGCATACATCCGTCTTTTCACCTGTAGGGAGGGTAAGAAAGCCTTCCTCGTTGGCCTGAGTGAGGTCATAGGACAACACCTGGACCTTGGTGCCATCTGTAACCACAGTAAAGAAGGTGCTGGCATCAAAGAATTGATCGAGCAGGTTGCCAGTCAACTGCCACTTGTACCAGCTCTGAGCAGGCCGCTTTTCTCCGTCCTGCAGGAACTTGTACTGATACAGCATCGAACTCCCCTTGGTTCCAAGCGACACAATGGAGAGACCAGGAGAAGAGATCAGGGAATCAACGGTACTAGGGATTAACTCGGGGACAGGCTTTGACTGTTCATACATAAACGGCGGTCTGTCATTGCTGATCTCAAACAGCTCAAAGACTCGGGTATAGAGCGGAGTCTTGGAGATGAATGCCTGGGTGGTACCAAGAGGAACAGCCCTAACATCAGACTCACATTCGTAAGTGCTGAGGGTGTTGATTTTGGCTGTCTTGGGACTGAGGATATCGGAGTCAGTGGTAAGCAAGAACTGGTCGTTCTGGCCGTAGAGAACAAGACCTACGCTGGCCTGAAGCACGTAGTTCAAGCTGACTGGTCTTGTGGAGGAGGCAGTGATGTCAATAGGATCATCATCGCTGACGGTCAACGCAGTGCCAGCAAAGAAATTGAAATAGTCACCAGCTTTGCTCAAGACGACAGCTTCATTAGAAAGGAAACCCAAACGGTTCCTATAAAAAAAGATGCCACTAATCGTGGAACCAACAAAGCTGGGCACAGGGTTGGTCTCGTTATCACCAACAACACGGTCTTCCCAAGTCACAGGCCCAAACAGGAATGATCCATCTGTCTGACGAACAAGCTGATGAGGCATCGTTAGCTCATCTAGCTGGTAAGTAATTCCAGGTGCTGTGGTTTCTTCCCAAACACCAGGACCGTAGGTCTGGCTATTGGTGGTCTTGAACTCAACCCACATATCATCGACATCGATGTCCTGAGAGTTGGTGACCTGAACCTTGTATCCGTTCTTGGATTGATTAGGAAGGCGGCTGATTGTGCTGATTTGATCTTGGAAAGCAAAGATGCCATCCTCTTGGGTCGAGCCTCTGGACTCGATAGTGAAGGAGCTAGCATTGGAAATATAAATGCTAGGTCCAACAGCAACAGCTGTAAAACCACCAACGCCATTAATGGCAGTAGCAAGGTTTGAAGTGATGGTTTGTGTATCTGCAACACCAGCCGCTGCGTCCTGTGGCGTGGTGTAGCTGTAGGTAGTTCCATTCAGAACAACCTGATACTTGCTGTTATAAGCAACCACAGTGATAACAACCATTGCCTGCTTTGCAAGAGCGGCTGTGGTAGCGGCCTTCATCGCAACAACCTTCTTCTTATTGAGAACGAAGGTGTAATCGTTGAGGGTTAGGAACTCCAGGTCTGCAGCGGTGGCATCCTTTAGATACGCATTGCTAGGTACCGTGGTGATGGCACAATTACCAAGTTGAGTGTTGTAGGTACTACGCTTGGTAGCCTCATCGGAGACAGCGTTGTTGTAGTTGGTCTGAGCTGTTGCCATGGCAGTTGAAGCCGTTGACAACTGGCCAGCAGTATGGGTTGCAGCTACGGTAACAAGAGCTTGAAAAACCTTGAATCCTTGACTTGCAAGCAGTGGATGCTCATTGGTAAATTCATTACCAAGAGCGTATCCAGCTGGCAGGTTGGCAGAATTGGAAACAATAGTCCCGTTGTTGTAAACAGTATAAATACCAGTAGGGCTTTGAATAATCCCTGAGACCATATACTGCTCAATGTCCCCATAGGGGTAGCTGTAGTTAACAGCAAAGATGTCGTTGACTGTTGCAGTCTGACCTTCCAATGCTTCTGCGTATGCAGATTGTGCATTGTTGAGCTCAGTGAGCCTGGTGGCAGTCAGAGCCCGTGCAGTGTTGAAGTCAGCAAGGGCGGTCTGAAGGTTTGCCTGATTACAGCCACCGGGCACACCTGTGTTGCTACCCATATTGACTCGCCTGGGCGAACCATCAATCAGACTCCAAATACGGAAGATGTTGTCAGCATATTGACCAACATACTTTTCTTCGTTGTCCCTCAGGATTGAAAACCAACGTCCTCCTGAGCTTGCATTAATAAGACTGGAAATAAACTTACCACCAGGACGCTTCAAAAGTCCCAGAGCATAGTCAGGAAAAGCATTGACAGAATCTCTTACTTGGCCAGGAAACTTACGAGTATCAGGCTGCTGGGAGATACCAAGAAATAAATTGGGAATCCTTTGGGTAACTGTACTCATCGCGCAAGAGCCTGGAACGGTTGATAGCTGGTGTAGTAGTTCTGACCATCACGGAAACCAAACATCGTGTAGTCGCCTTGGTTGCACTCGTACTCAAGGGCATAGGCACGAGTCTGAAGTTCTTGTTCAGCCAGAAGTTTATTAATCTCTTGATCACCAATCATCTTGGTGGCACACATCCGAGCAGCTCGTGCAGTGATGTAAGCCTGAATAGCAGGGGGGACATCAGTGAAATCGAAGTACCACACCATGTCTGCATAGACAGAGTCTTGAAACTGGTAAGTGTGGTTCTGCTTGTCATACAACTTCCCATTTCGACGAACTACGTTGTAGTCGTCATAGTGTTGGGATGTGTTGGTATCGATCTGGAGAACGTTAGTAGGATATGAGATCTCCTTCGTTACTGAGTCGGGAGTCAATTCATAATGACGCTCAGTATTAAAAACCCAACCTTCTGCCTGAACCTGCTTGTTAACTTCACGGAGCGTATTCAGGACAATGGCGACCTCTGGATTCTGAAGATCAAGAGTGGTGACAGGGGCCTGTCCCACAGAGCTAAGTATTTGGTTTACAGCATCCAGTTCGGTGGACACAGCATATGTAGGAAAAGGCATTGTACCTATCACTTAGGAATAAAAAAATGGGGAGCCCATAAAGACTCCCCACAAAGATCAGACAGCAGTACGGCTAGCGTCGAGGGCCGGAGAATCGGCCTCCACGCCAGTGTATGCAAAGCGAAGACCTTGGGTCTCCGAGAACACACCCGAAGCAGTGCTCGGGTTAGCACGGCTGGTACGAGCCACGGAACGACGAACAGCGTGGTTGTCAGAGACAGCCAGGTTGCCGTTGTCAGCGTAGGTCGAACCAAGAGCGCCAGCTACAGTGCGGCTAGAGAACACACAGGTTCCAGCCACACCGTTGTCACCAGCGGCAGAAGCAGCGTTTGCCATTGAAAACCTCAGTTAGTATACGAGAGTTTGGTAACACGGAAGGTGGCGTTGTTATCGCCGCCAACAAGCGTCAGCACGTCACCCAAGCGGTAACCATCACCACCGTTAGCAACAGTGTTGGCTGCGGCAACAATGCCACCGGTTTGAGTCACGGTGACAGTGGCGCCAGTACCGTTGTTGCTATCAGTGGTGGTTGCAAGGGTACCGTTGGAATAACCAGTACCACCGCCAATACGCGTCAGTTGAGCAATAGTTCCACCGGAACGACCAAGCTCCACAGGGGGGAAGGCGTTCCAGGTTTGGCTGGTAGTAACACCAACACCTTCACCAGGATTAATAGCCATTGGTAAGTACCTCTAGCTATCAGGAACGAGCAGACTGAAGCTCAATAGCAGCAGCAGGGTTCAGGGTGCCGCAGCCCATGGCCATACGGCCCAGGATCACATCGCCCTGGTAGATCACGGACACGTCGCCGCTGGTCACTTGCACTTGAGGACCAACAGCTTCCACCACACCAGCAGCTTCCTTACCGTAGATCAGACCACAGTGGGTCGAAAAGTCACCGGAGTAGTTGTTGTTCTCACCGTTAACGGCAGAGATGTTGCCAGCCAGGAAAGGCAGGTTGTTGGAACGCTTGATCGAAATACCAGCGATCTCATACAGGCCTTCGCCGCTGTTCAGGCTGCCTTGGCTGTTGCCATAGTCACGGTTGAGGATATTGCTATCCACTTGGCTGATCAGAGCGTAGTACTGACGCGGGGACAGCACAGCAAAGCGACCCTGACGGGGCACGTTCTTCTCATCCAGAATGCTGGCGGCCTCAAAGAAGGCATCCACCAGAGCCTGAGCATCGAACTCTTTGTTAGCGCCCAGCTGGATCACAGAACCACCGGGCTCGGGGCCAGGGGCAGCGGTGATCGGGTGAGCTTCACGAGCAGCTTTGGCGATCTGACGGAAGATTTTCTTGTCATAAGCCTCAGCCAGAGCGTGGCCGATCTTCTTGGAGATCTCGCCACGGAGATCGTAGTGAGCCAGGGTCTCATCCAGGTCATACACAAAGGCAGAGCTGACGAGAAGGTCATCACAAACGATGGTCTTTTCGGCCACCGGAGGATCACCACCACCCAGGATCGGGGTGCCAGGGGTGTGATAGTCCGCCGTCATACGGCCAGTAAAGATGAACTGAAGGGACTTACCGTTCTTCAGGGTGCGACGCATCACAGTGTCACGAGCGATACAAGCCGACTCGTAAGCTTTGAACAGTTCGCCGCTAAAGATTTTCAGGTAAGTAGCGTACTTGGTATCATAAGCGGTACCAAGAGCAAGGGGGGTACTAGAAGTTTGGTTAATAGTACCCAGAGAGGTAACGAGAGCGTTAGCCATTGTTAGGTAAGAGAGAAAGTTGAAAAGGACTTGCTCTCAGATCTGAGAAATTTGTTCGCGCTATTTTTAAAGGGTGTCGTCTCTCCGACTGTCAATGGCTAAAGGGTGTCCTCCGTAGAGGGCCGATAGCCAACAGGAGCCAGGTCCGACTCTGAGGTGCCTGACTCCATTTCCTTCCTGCCCACAAGGTCAGCCTTAGGCAAAACCAAGAGCGTGGACAATTTCGCCGTTACTAAGCCACGGGCGCGGGCAATTGATCACGGCCAAGCAGCAAGGGTGCTGGCTTGAACCTTCGTGCCACGGGGGCTCAGTTCAGTCAGCGTTTGGCCAGACGGATAAGCACGCTGGAAGCCATCAGCCGCAGCAGTGTTGGTCACATACTGAGTCGTGATACCAGACGTGGTAGCCAGATTTTTAGGATCGTAGGGAGTAGCTTTTGCCATCAGTTTAATCGTTTAAGAGTTACTTCTCCCACCCCCTCACTCAACAGTCCAATGCGCTGAGCTGCTGCCTTGCTGAGGTCAATGGATCGACCATGGACAAACGGTCCACGATCATTAATCCTAACGACAGCACAACGGCCAGTGCGCTTACTGCAGACCTGCACCCTTGTTCCGAATGGAAGAGACGGGTGAGCTGCAGTCATTGAATTCATGTTGTACGTCTCACCATTGGCAGTGGTCCTCCCGTGATAGGGATGGCCATACCAAGAGGCGAGAGCAGCGAAGGTTAGTGTGAATAAAGTCATTGAATCAAGGCAAGGGACTTTTATATTTCTTACTCTTCTACTTCACCTAAACTAAAACTCGATATTGGAACGCTCTAGTTTATTAAACACGTCCTGCCTGTAAGCAGGATCAGAGTCGTAGCGAGGATCACTCATTGCACGAACGACCTCTGCCTGACTACGGAAAGCATCTGCAGCTTGTGCAGGCTTACCCTGGATCATGTTGCCTTCAAATCCCACTGAATCGGTGTAGCGGTAGTACAGGGCTTGAAGGGCAAGACCAATCGAAGCCATGTTTCCAGACTCAATGACAGCATCAAAGGCTTCCACCTCAGCAGGTGAAAAGTTCTCCGCTGCCCAGGTAGTGAGTTGCTGGTAAGCAGCTTCAC